GTAGCTTCAAGGCTTGTGCGCTAAAGTTTTCATCACGGTCGTAGTCGATGGCAATCCTGCCACAGTACATTTGTTCCATTATTTCTCCGAAAGTTCTTTTTCTGCGCGGGTAGCGTACCACTCAGCCTTGCCCACGTTCATCAAGGGGGTATCTTTATCGTTGACCCGTAGTAAATATTTTAACGAGTTTCCGAGTAAATATCCAGTGAATTGTTCTTCCGTGAGTACAGACTTAATTACCTCGATGGCTTCAAAGTCTTTCTTCTTGTAGTGTTCAGGGTTCTTCCAATCTGTCATTGCAGTTCTCCAAATTTGGCCGTAATGACATTACCCTCCATGCTCTTGATACGTTCACGGTGTTCCGGTTTTAACTCTTCTTCGGGAACGACTTCACCGAGTGCTTCCAGCGTAACCCTTTCCAGTCCCATGTCGTAGAGGTCATCGAAGTTTTCGTAGACAGCACCGAGCAATCCTTGAAGGATGACATAAGTCGGATCAAACGTCTTTGAGCCATCAATCTCCACCTGAGTATCTCGAGTTGCATATGCGCGGATAGCAAAGCCATCTTCGTCCCCATCTTCATCTTCTAAAGGCTCCAAAACAATGTAGTAACGCCCCTTCAGTAAGCCGGCTTGCTCGAGGGCGGCAATCTTTTCTTCATCTACAATTAAGTCACTCATGCTTTCTTCTCCAACCACTCGAGTGGTATTGTCCCGTCAGCCCAAAGGATACCATGTTTATCACACCATTTCCCGTACGTCGTCTTACTGGACCGGTTAAGTTTGTTGGATGCTCTCAAGAATAACATACGTATGTCAAAGAACATATTCTGTTTAGTCACGAGTAACATCTTCTGTCTGTCCGCAGGGCTGAAGAACCCCTTGGCTTCAATGTAAATGTCTTGTTCCGGAAGATAAAAGTCCGGCGTATAGACTTTAGGTTTCGGCTGATACGTGAGCTTTTGAGACTCATACTCAAACTTAACTCCTTGTTCTGCAAGATATTTTGCAACACTGAGCTCGTAGTCAGAGCGGAACTTATGTCGTTGTGGCTTACTCATATGTTGCTGAGTCCCTGTATCGATTGAGAAATTCTATCATGCAATTTAGGAGTTGTATTCCCGATTTGCAGGAGTGCGTGGGAGTACTCATCTCCGGGGAACACCACGACACGTCCCTGCCTAACAGCTTCCGCGATTTTTTGATACTCTAGGTTAAATTTCTTAGAGTCCCGCTCCCATGTTTCGTGCCCTAAAGGTTGACCAAAGTGTTGCCACATAGTCAACGGCAAGCACCTATCAAAGTTACGAGCCCATCGTACCCACGGGTCTCCTCCTCGCTTATCGGCCGCTTCAATGTAAACTGCGTGAGCACCCTCATTGAGATACAGAAGCTGACGATCCACTTTTTGTGTCATCAGAAGGGGCATCTTTATTCTCCACTACAATACGGCGTAAGGTAGCTAAGCCGTCTGCCTTAACTCCTAGGCCGTAGTCATCACAATCAAGTTGGCAAAACTCCTTGCCTCTCTTGTAAAGCATGTCGCCTATTTGATAGATAGTATTGTATTGCACCTCGTTTAACATAGGGCGTAACTCATCCATCACCATCTCGTTGTGCTTTTCCACATCTTTCATGATGCGGTCCTTGAGCTTGATGATCTTTCCCTGTAGCTCAACTACTTTCTTAATGTCCGCAGTCTTCATAGTTCCTTAACCTTCAATGTGTGGTACCAGACGACAGGCTTGTTCCGCGCACGTGAAGTTACCTTCTCATGTTGTACAGCCTTCGGCCAGCAATGTTTACGGTAGCCGCAGAACGTACAGTTCTTGTTGAGCAACTTATTTCCGGTAGAAGTTCTCACACCATCCAGCGTGTAGGTTTCTTCTACGGGATCTATCGGCGGCTTCTTGTACTTAAAATTAGACATCAAGGCTTCAACAACTTTACCAGCTTCTGAGATATAATGATCTCTGTCTTCCGTCTGGTCGTCCGGGGCTTGTACAAACTGAATTTCACCACTGGATTTATCAACTACAATCCACCCGCCGAAGTCCATACCCTTAGCTTCTGCGTACAGGTGTCCCTGCATAACATAACCGAAGGGGTCGTCTTCTTTAAGATTGTCGTAACCTTTACTAAATTTCTGTGTGTAGGAGTAGGGGCTAGCTGACTTTACGTCCCAGACCTTCTCTCCGTCCACAGGATCGTCGATAATTAAATCGAGGGTACCTTGTATGTGCTCACCTCCTACGTCGAGCTCACACCTTCCCTGTGCCTCTACGATCTTTACACCGGCACCTTTCAGGATTGCCATCACAGCACACTCCACAAGATCACCGATGAGAAAACGTAGGATAGCGTTGTAGGTCATCTCCTCGTCTTTACCGTCACGTCCGTGTACCTGTTGACATAGTGGCCGTCCCAATCCACTCATGCGTATCCGCCATTCCGGATTACGGTCAAATTGTTTTTCGAGTGCCTCGCGGCAGTCCTGTGCAAACTCCTCAAGCACAGAAGGGGAAAGCGATGCCTTCCCCCTCGTTGCGGCTTGAAGGAAGTTCTTAACCTGAACTTCCGCAAGCATCAGTTAAAGTCCGCCGCTAAGTCAACTTCCTCGTCACTAGCTTTTGCTTTAGACGCCTCCTTGTGTTGTTCGAGGATGTTAGCGTTGGACGCCTTCACTGTTTCGAGGAACATAGACATTGTCTCCATTGTCTCATCATCCATCGCAACAGATTCTTTTTGCGTAAACACAGGCGTGAAGTAAGTCACACTACCCATCTTGTTACGCTTTGTAGTGAGCTCAAACACCACCTCGTTCATGAGAGTGTTGCGGCCCAACCTCTCAATTGCCTCACGTGCAGGGCGGAAACCAGAACGCTTGAAGTAGGTCATGACTGGGTAGTTTTCAATCTTGACATCCGTGCCCTCTGCTGTCTTACCCTCCATCGTAATCAAGGCGTAAAACACCTGATTACACGTAGCAAGACGTGAGGCCAACGTCTTAGGATGCTTGTCGCCTAGTTCGTCCTCCTCTGACTTTGACAGGCGGCCACACTTGTTTCCACCTGTAGTGTCTGGAAATTGAAAGTCCAAGGATGGTGCTTGAACAGAACGAGAGGTAAACTTGCCCTCTTCCTGATCCCACACACTCCACTCGTAAGTACGTACTAATGGCCGGAACTCTACGGTATCCGCATAAACAAACTCACCATCGTAGTAAACTTTCCACGCACCTTTTTTGAGGGTCTGACCATCGTCAGTCTCAGTATCGTAGTTAATGTTGAGGCGTGACAGTCCCGTTTTAGGAGTATCATCAGCCGCCTGTCCTGACAGTTTCATCAGACCTTCACGATCTCCTGACTTGACTGCCGCCATCATGCCATCAAAGGCATTGTCCATTACGCTCAATTCGCCCATTACGCTCTCCTTAGTTTGCGTAGACAACTTCGGTGTCCAACCAATTGGACCCCATCTTACACTCAACAGAAATTGGCATATCATACTCAACACCATATCTCCGTTGACACTCTTGCGGTAGTGACATCATAGCCTCTACCACCAAGTTGATAACAGTATCCTCCTCTCCGGGGAATACGTCAAGCACAATACTATCATGTACAGTATTGCATATCAAACTTTTTAAGTCACTACCTTTCAAGCTCTTCGATAAATACACAAGAGCTATCGGGAGAAGATCGCCAGTCGCAAAACCTTGCACAGGATAGTTGCATATCGCTGTCCGGTTGGTGGCCGTTCCCCAATCTGTCCATGTTGTTCCGGGAAACGCATACTGCCTCCCTGATGGTAGTGTGATGAATCCTTTCTCGACTGCGTCGGTCTGTAGTCTTTCGTGCCATTCAGTTACCCCTGCGTACTTGTCTTTAAACGTACGATAGTATCTCTGCTGATCAGGAGTACCTGTCGTTCCCCCGTATAGCGGCTTAAAAGTATGAGCCTTAGCGTCTTGCCTTGAGCACCCAATAATTTTAGCTGTGACAGTGTGTACATCCGTCTTGTTCTCCACATCATGATAGACCTGCGGATCGTTGGCGAGGTATCCAGCTACCCTGAACTCAAGCTGTCCGTAGTCAGCCTCGAGTATTTTCCCTCCTTCAAAACGAGAGACCATTGCCCTCCGGATAGCGAATGTAGAACCACGGGGCATATTCTGGAAGTTGGGGTTACGAGAACTGAGCCGTCCTGTAGCTGTGACACATTGCATGAAATCGGGGTGTACGATGTTATTTCGGTCTCGGTTGTTTTTGAGTCCTTCAACGAAAGTTGAGAGATAAGTGCGAAGTGCATTGTATCTGGAGTAAGACTCTGCAAACTCTCGGGCGGTACCAGAAAGTTCATCGAGGCGTTCTCTAAGTGTTTCATGATCTGTCTTGAATCCTGCGGCCGCTGTGTCCCACGCATCTCTAGGAATGATTTTAAAGCCTGCCACTTCTTTAGTCGGCGCATAGATTACTCCCTCCCCTTCACATGATTTACATATACGTACAGCCTTACCCTGCGTACCATCTTTCTTAACGACTTTCTTCCGGCCGGCTCCCATACATGCTGTGCAACGGGATGCCACTGTTCTACGAATAACTTCCGTTTCATCCCGCACGTACATCCCAAATAATTTTTTTGTCATCTTTGTACGTTGCTTTGGCTTACGTGTAGCACCACGTATTTCTGAACCGAGGTTGAAGATTGAAGCCCACCGTTTCTTGCTGAGGACTCGACGTGAGTAAAACAACATCGAGCGGTCGTCAGCACTGTTGAGGTTGACAGGTGTGTCACCCATCGCGTCTTCAGCCATGCGCTGTAGCTTAACCTCGAGGGCGTTCATCTCATCCCGGTATTCTTTCTCAATGTCACTGAGGGCACTTGGGTCGATCTTGATACCGGTCCTCTCCAAGTTCGATAAGACTTCTGTCATCTCCAGCGACAGACGTAGGGTGTTCAATAATTTCGATGCCATAGGCTTTGATCTCCTTTAAAAGGCGTTGTGAGAATATCTCACCGTTGCGGACAGACTCCATGCCTTGGAGCATACCATTATAGTACTCCACGCTCCATGAGTCGTCGTCCATGTCTGCTTCGTTCCGTAAGAACTTTAGGATGAGGATGGCAGACTCGTAAGTGATGCCGCCCATCAGTCCTTTATACGCTAGGGGTTTCTTGCTCATCGTCTTTTCCTTTCAACAACGACTTGTCGATAGAGTAGTCCTCGTTCTCTTTATCGAGTGCTTTCTCGAGTAATGATGTTAAACCAATCTCTACGAGAAGTCGAGTCGCTTCAGGGCTAGTTTCAATCTCTAGATTAGCAGAGCCATCCTCGTTCTCTTCCAAGCGTGTTACTTGAATCATCCCGAGTTGCTCTTGCTTCAATATATTTTCATGATCTTCACTCATTGGTTTATCTCCTGTTTATTTTGCATAGGGATACTATGCTTTCCCCACGGTTTCGTAATCATCCAATGACCCAAAGGTATCACACCATGCCACTGCTTTTCAAATCCTACTCTACTGTAGTGCCGTCCTCCTTCTCTTCTTTCAAACCCGTACTTATCTCGGTTACGGTGCATGAACTGGCAGACCGAATAATTCGTCTTACCTATTACATTACCTATCTCAGCGGCACTGTAGCCATCAGCCCATAACTTGATGACGGTCTCAATCTCCTTGGGCCCGTACTGTTTATGAAACGCCATAGAGCTCCTCCCACGTTGTCATGTACTTCTCAACCACCTGCTTACAGGCAACCTCCCACGTAGCCTCCACGTCTGCAATCCCATACTCAAGGACTATCTCCCACGGAATCTCCGCAAATGTCTTACCGCTCTTGAGGTAATCCTGCGTAAGGTCTTTCTTCTTTTCAGTAACCTCATACCTTTTCGCGAGGGCTTCAAGCGAGAGGGGCCACTTACGAGCCCTAGCAAGCAGGTACTCAGCCACCATCGTATCGTAAACATGCCCTTCATATTTGAACCCACACTCCCGTATCCAACTTAGGTCGAACTTGATGTTGTGACCGACGATGACGTCAGCTTGGGATAAGTCTTGTCTAAACTCTTCGATCTTGTCAAGTTCTTGGTCGTGCTCATTGTGGTGGACAAAGGCGTACTTAACTGGGTCGTCCCCTACCTTCCATCCGATGCTCACCAAATGATTACCAAAATAGGGAAGTGGTGTAAACCCACCATTGGGTTTTTCCCTGTGGGTTGTTTCTACGTCAAAGGTTAGGATGTTCATCTTCTTTGTCCCTCCGTATAACATACTTAAAGCCTAAAAAATTTATAGTAGTCTCTGTGTAGTAGCCGTAAATACACCTTTCTTTCGATAGTCCTAACAAAGATTTTCGCCAGTACCCATTGACTTCATACCATAGAAAGTCAAACGAGGTCGTAATTACTGGGTCCCCCCAGAATGCACAATTCATATTTGTAACGTGTAAAAGGCCAATGTCTAGAGTTTCCAGAGGCGTTTTAATCTTTTTAATACCCATTTTATTTCTCCAGTATCTTCATCGCGGTAATACCCGAATGTTACAAAAAACAAGTTAACGAAGAAATCTAATTCATCGTCGTTACCTCCAACGGCAAGGAAATATTCCGGATTAGCTTCTGATTCCGATATTCCGAAAAACCCAATTTGCCAATCTGGAGGACTACCTTCTTGCCACACAAAACTTTGGTATCCGAAAAGGTAAAATTTTGCGTGGATATTTCTGATATGTTTATTCCGGTCGTCCCTCATTGAAACGCCTCCTCAGTCTGTAGTTCTTCAGCAGGTCGTGCCCCCTTGGTATACTGCGCTCTGTGCATATCCATTCGGACATCAATGCTACCATGCCAACCATTCTGTTTGTTCTTCGAGATACAGAGGTGACGTAAGCCGTCTCTCCCCTGATCGTCGTTCCGCTTACCAATCCCGATGATGAGGTCAGCCTCCCCTGCTTTACCTGTCTTTGAGTTGTCGAGATACTGATACTCAACATTACGCATCCCTTCAGCCTCAGCACTCGCCTGTGAGACACCCCACACGAGACACTTGTTACGCTTGGCTATCTCTCGAGCTTGGAGATAAATCTCCTTGAGCTTCTCATCACCACGGTTGTACTTACCTGCGATCTTCACCTTGTCGAGTTGGTCGATGAAGATAATGTCGGGTTTGTTAATCTTGCACCAATCATCAATCTCCTGAATGGTCGTTCCAACACAGTCAAGAACATGAAGACGGTTGTTGATCTGCTCAAGCCAAATTTCTGCAAACTCATCCTTCCCTTCGTAGAGTTCTTCCCGCGTAACTTCAAAATAGCTCTGGATGATACGTAGTTTAGTTCGTACAGCCGGCTCTTCGTTTCCCCAAACCGCAATGGTAAACCCCTGCTCGAGAAACTTCTTTGCAAGGAAAGAGATGAACGTAGTCTTGCCCGTTTCCGGTCGCGCAAAGATGATTCCAAAATGCCCTCGATCCAAGCCCGGAACGACATCGGACAGTGGCTTCCACGCGAACGGGAAATCGGGAGTAAGCGATAGGGAGTCCAGAAGCTCCACGAGCCCTTGGTCAACTTCCGTGTACGTCGTCTTCTCGCCAATCGAATCCTCCGCTGTACTTTCAATGAGTCGCTTGAGTTCTCCAAAGTTTTTCTCCTTACCGAGGAAGATGTTGACTGAGAGCTCGGAGATCATACGAGCACGATGACGAATCCAGAGGTCACGTATTACCTTCTCTTGTAAATCGGTGTTTGTACCGATGCTGTCTTCCAAGCCCTTGAAACTCTCACGGTAGCGGTCTCGAGTGCTTTCGGGTAGGGCAGGGTACTTCGATTCAAAATAAGCCTGTAGCTCGGCTCCTGTGAGGTCTGAGGAGTATTCTGCGTGGGCGTCCACGAGGGCACCCCAAACAGCACCCCAATCTCCCTCGAACATATCCTTCGTGAGGATGTTTTTTACACGGTCATAACATTCTGTCCGTAAACAGAAGGAAATGATCTTATTTTCCAAGCATTGCTGATCTGATGATTGATCCACGTTCGTTATCTCCTAATGACTTTAAGTCTTTGTCTAGCATCAAGATGCCTGTGGGCACGAGAGTATTCAAGGATCTCATGTATGTCAAGGCTTTATCTGTTGCATCTTTATCGAGGGCAACAACTACTTTCTTGAACTTGGTGAGTTCTGCGATGTGTTCATCACGGAGGCTTGTCCCCAAGAGAGCATAGCCAGTAGCCCAGTCCGAGATGCTGATGGCAGAGGGTATGTCCTCCACAACAAAGACTGTGTCGGATGTGCCTATCCGGAAGCCTCCCCTATAGTTGCCATACCGGTACCACTTAGGGCGGGCACCAGTCAAGGTACGTCCTGCACCATCGACAAGCCTACCGTCTTTGTCGTGTATCGCGTACACGAGTCTCTTGTGTCGAACATCGTAGTAAATATCATCGTATCTTCCGGATGTGTGTACGCTATCGACATAGTCCAAGCCCTTCTGTGAGATCTGTCGTGACCAACACTTGGGTTTCTCGAATGGGACGTCTGGACATGGGGATGTCTGTTTGTGAGTATTTTTACTCAGTATGGATAGTATGTTGTCCGAATTGTTACGGGTAATCTTACGGTCAGTCCGCCCCCGCACTGTGCATTCCGCGTGGAAACAATTCCACATGAGTTCCCCGTTGGTGTTTGTTACGGAGAATGTCCCTTTGTGGTTACACGATGGGCAGTCCATCCTGCGGGATTCTCCCTCAAATAACCCGAGGGATTCGACGTAGTCTTTCATAGGCATAGCCTCCTTTGTGTGGGGAGGAGTATTGTTGAAGGTACGGGGGATGTCAACCCATAAAAAGATGTCAACCCCAAAAAATACGGGGATGTCAACCTCCCCCCAAAAAAGGTGTTGCAGAGTAATCAAATCCGTGCTATCGTCCGATCAACCCCTGCCGGGGGTAAACCCACACACACCTTCCCCTTCGTTTCTTTCTTCCGTAAACAAAACATCCCTACGACCAAAGTCTAGTGTACCGATGGCAAGCCGTCGTTTATTGTGGTGGCTCATTCACGAAACGGGGAGAAGTTAACGTGGTATACAAAGACGATTATACGTTTGGTTCATATGATGACGAAGACGAACAGCATGAGTTTATTGTTACGCAAGAACGCACGATACTTGTGCAGTACACTGTTGAAGCCCAAAGTATGGTGGACGCAATACAGCAAATTGAGCATGGCAATTATGATTGTGTCATTGATGAAGACGCGAGTCATGCAGAAACAGACAAAACAGGGCGGATAATTTCCGTTAGGGTGAACGACAATGATTAAGCGAATACACATAAACCAACACAACATCAGGCATAACGCAAAGAATCCAGATGATTTGTTGCCTGTTGTTACCGTAAAAACAAGCTTAACCAACACGAAGGGTTTTAGCGCAACTATTAACGGAGCTTGTCGCGTAGTATACTCACCAGACAAGCCGCTATCTTGTGGTGCTAAAGTTTGGATCGAGACGAAGGATACTGTCGTCGTCGACCAAGGGGACGGATTAGTTACGGGAGTTTATTGAGATGACATATTACACAGACCAAGAAATATTGGATATGATCGAGAGCAAGGAAGTTACTGAGTTAGTTGCGGCGCGTTTTGCTATGCGACAAAACCGGATTGATTCTTTACAAACGAGAATCAATGTCGCCGCAGAGTATATGGGGCATAACTTAATTAGTGAACTCGAGGAGGAGAGGTACTGAAATGATTGCGGAACAATATCGAAACATAAAACCACACTTTGTACATGCGGATCATATGCCGATGGTTTGCCGGTGGTCTTGCATCTTGTTGGATCAGGATACAGAGAACCCACCATTTGAACCGGCGAAGTATTTTGTCGTCAATGTTTTTGCAGAAACAAAAGACGCAGTGTTGGATTGTTTAGGTGAGGAGTATCCGTGGTGCGACATTATGTATGTCGATAAAGCACTCGGTGGACATAGTGACGATGATTTCTTAGAATCTTGGCTAGAATACTTCGATGCGAAAGAAGCAGTACCAGTAAGGGAGGCACCACATGGCACTAACTACGATAAGTAATGAGAATAAAACGCGGGTAGATAACTTGATTGACAAGAACACTGGGGAAGCACTCGACCTACTAATCAAGGCCGCGACCTTGCTACATGATACTGGAGTGATTGAGTCAGAAACGCTCGACAATGCAGTAAGTTTTACGCAAGACGCGATTGATAAAGTAACAAGGTTCCGCGAGAATGAGTTGGGGGATCACCTATGAAACCCCGTACAATTTGCCACCCTGAAGCACTCGCAGACTGGAGAGCGAACGACGAAGACACCCATAGTTACCTAGCTACGGTACAAGAACAAATCAATATCGGGAGAACACACAATGCAAGTACACGTAAACATAGTACGCACAACAACGAAGTACCCAAAGAGCAAACGAAGCTTGACGGACTACTCGCACTCCGTCTTAAAGAAGCCATCGAGCGCGAAAATCGGAAGCGCAGGGAGGTACGTAAAGAAAGGTAAGCTTAAAGGTGCTGAAGTTTACACACTGACCTTGACGGAGCGGGAAACCTGTCCGCAGTCTTGTGGACACTGGGACGATTGCTACGGAAACAATATGCCGTTTGCCCATCGGCTTGAGCATGGCAAGGAACTCGAGAACCGGTTGTTTGATGAGGTAGGGGAGAAGTGTAGGAAGGCCGCAGAGAAAAACCGTAAGGTACTTATTCGGTTACATGTACTCGGAGACTTTTACAGTACCGACTATGTGTTGTTGTGGCGTACGCTTATGGTGCTACACGATAACCTCTATGTTTGGGGATACACGCACCACACTGCCAAAACTGATTCCGACATATACAAGGAACTGTTTACCAATCGAGTTGCGTTTCCGGAGCGGTGGTTTGTTCGGTGGTCTGATACTGGGATGCGCTTTAGTGCGAATAGCGAGGAACTCGGGACGACCGGTATTGTGTGTCCGGAACAGACGGGACAAACGCAAGCCTGTACGACCTGTTCTTTGTGTTGGGATGCTCCCGAAAAGAACATCATATTCAAAACCCACTGAATAGGGGATGTCAATGCACCGCCAAAATACGAAGGATTGTCGACGGGGGATGTCAACCCCCCGCCAAAATACAACGAAACAGCGACCGAGGATGTCAACCCCCCGCCAAATACATGTAGGAATGAAAGGATATCTCGACGGGCGCGGCAACCCGGTGGTTGGGCGGCCACCGCCACCGACCAACTGGGATCGCACTCTCGAGAATTTAACTACGGAAACAACTCCGCTTCACTGGTTTATTTTGGTGATCTTTGGGGCTTGGTTTGTTTATTTGACTTAGTTATACTGTACCTACCGGATCGGATTGGCCGACCGGAAAACAAAGAGGGCTTTTAGCCATGAACGCAATAGTAACAACACCAGAGCGCACCGCTCAGCGTATCCAAGATGGCTTGGAATTTACGCACAGCAACCCGCTTGACGTTGACTTCTTCCGTGAACTCGGGAGTGTCCAAAAGGAAGCGATGTATGACCGCGAGGGGAGACTTGTCGAGGGATACTACGCACTCAAGAACAGCAAAACGCAGGAGCTTATCGGA